AAATATAGTTACAGGCCCTACAATGGCTAGAGGTAAAAGTACACTATCTCAATTTAATATTCAAGGAGCTACAGATACCCCACAATCACCAACTAAAACAAACCATTATAATGCATTAATATTCTTAGGTAAAATATTAGCACAAAAATATCCACCACCAGTAATAGAAGAAAAAATTGAAGAAGAAGATGTAGCTTATCTTCCATCACCTAGATTTAGTATTTATACAACTAATTCAAACGTAACAGGTGAAATACGTTTTTATGCTTTACAAGATGGATACTATGGAGAAGCTTATCTAACAAATTTTCCTGAAGATTATGTTCAAAACTATATTTTAGGAACATCCCCAATATCAGAACCTAACTATGAAGAACTTAAAAAAGAATCTCTTTTACAAGCGCAAGAATTTTTAGATAGTTTAAAAACTAATGAAATGGATTTTGGTACTATAGAGGAAGGTACTAAACCAAAAATGGTATGTTTTAAAGGTACAGTTTTAGATAAATCAACAAGGAAACCAATATCAGGGGCTACAGTATACATCAACTCTGATAATAAAGAAAAAACTAATACTCAAACTGATGGTACTTTTCTTTTAAATGTAGAAGTACAAAATACAGAAGAAGAATTACAACAATTAAATTTTGTAGGCCCACCAGTTGAACCTGATGTTTTATCTCTTGAAGATTTTATATCTAATTTCTCACCTCCATTAGAAATTACAGTAGCCGCTAAAAATTATTCTCCAAGTGACCCAAAATCAGTAATAGCTAGAGATGGTAAATATAAAACTTTAGTAGGTTTTATACAATTAGTACCAATTGAAGAAGTTATCAAAAAAGAGGAGATGAATTTAAAAAGTTTAACTCCAATTCAAGAAAAAGAAGCTCAAAAAGGAAATAAAAGGGATGCTATATCTAGTATATTAAAAAAAGTATTTAAAACAATACAAGATAGACTTATACCTGCTCTTTTAAAAATGATAGCTTCATTTGGAATAGCTAAATTTAATGAATCAGTTTTAGAGAATATAGATCAACTTCCTAAAATATGCCCTCCTGATATAGAAGCTTTAAATGGTGTTATAGAGAAAAAAAATAAATTAACCAAACAATTAAATAATCTTTATAAAAATATAAATAGAGTTAATAAAATGTTAGATATCCCAATAAAAACAATTAATATAGCTGGTAAAGTTGTTACTGGGGTTGATATTGGTTTTAAAATTTTATCAAATATACCATCCACAACATTTACACCTATACCTACAGGTGCAGTTTTAATACTTAAGGATATAATTGAAAAAATGAAAGATTTAATTGATTTCATGGAAGGTAAATTAGGATCTGGAGGTATAAAATTAAAATTAATTCTTGAAGAATTAAAAAAAGTACTTTTATTATTAAGTGTTTTAGATGCTTTAATTGAAAGTTGCGCCAGACAATTAGCTGAGAGTGATGGAGATGGAGATGGTGATAGTACTGGGGATGGAGATGGAGATGGTAGTAATGATGGAGATGGTAATAATAATAATAATTCTGGTTTACTAAACCAAGAATCAATTTCAAATGAATTACTAGCTTCAACTGAAGATCAAGCTCTCCAAGGATCCCGTGTTGCAAATAATGTAAATGGTTTCACATTCTCAGTAGCCACAGTTAATAATTCTACAATTGATGGTTATACAAGAAGACAAGCTTTAGCTAGAAATGCTCAAGGAGTCATACTATTACGAGGAGAACCATCATTTTCATCAAATGATCAAATACTAATAGATGAATTAATATTTTACATACAACAAAATGATTTAAAAGCTGAATAATCTAATATTTATAAAAAACAGTATATGAAAACCCAAACATTTAAAAAGTTAATAAAAGAAGCTGTCAAAGAAGCTATACAAGAGGAATTGAAAGAAGTTTTATTAGAAGCAGTTAAAGCACCTAAAATTGTGCCTACTCAACCAATTCAAGAAAATAAAACAATCACTTCAACAACACCTCCACCTGTATCACAAGTAGAACAAAGACAAAAATATCTTGATGTTATAGGAGAAACAGCTTTAAATTTAACAAGTAAAGATGCCCAAACTTTTAATCCAAGAGGCACAGTAGATACTACATCACCAAATGGAAGTTTACCTGCTGGAGAAGTAGGAATGGATCAAATTATGGGATTAATGACAAATAGATAATGGCATTTGGAGCACAAAAAATATTTCCTATTGATTTTAATCAAAGCGCTGCGGTTGGAGTAGATCTTCCCTTCTCAGCACCCGGGGTATTTAGACCTAATTATACAACAAAACAAGCAACAAAAAATAATTTAATTAACTATTTTTTAACTAACCCTGGAGAAAGACCTTTAAATCCTGAGTTTGGTGGGGGTTTAAGAGCTTTTATATTTGAACAAATCACAACAGGTAATTTAGATTTCTTAAAAGAAAGAATATCATCAGATTTAGAAGTATTCTTTCCAAATATTATAATAGGTGATTTAGAAATATTAAAACAGGAAGACAGAAACATAATAACAGTATCATTAACATATAATGTAATTAATACAAGTATTAATGATACTCTAGAAATAAACTTTACATAATGGCAACTATAGATAGAGATGTAAAATATTTAAATAGAGATTTTAGTGATATCAGAGCTAAGTTAATAGAGTTTTCTAAAACTTATTTCCCCAATACTTACAATGATTTTTCTCCAACATCACCAGGTATGATGTTTATGGAACAAGCTTCTTATGTTAGTGATGTTATGTCTTTTTATTTAGATAATCAAATTCAAGAAACATTTACTCAATTTGCAAGACAATCAAATAATTTATATGAATTAGCTTATATGTTTGGATATAAGCCTAAAGTAACGGGGGCTGCTCAAGCAAAATTAGACTTATACCAACAAGTGCCAGCTATATTATCAGCTAGTATATATGTTCCAGATTATAATTATGCTGTCACTATAGGTGAAAATACAACAGCAAAATCAGCTTTAAATAATGACACTACTTTTTTAATATCAGATGCTTGTGATTTTTCATTTTCAAGCTCTTTAGATCCTACAGGTGTATCAATATATAAGGCAGCTGGTAGTATTCCTACTTTTTTCTTGCTACAAAAATCCAGAAACTCAATATCTGCTACAATTAAAGAAACTCAATATACTTTTGGAGAGCATGAAAAATTTCCAACAGTAGATTTAGAAGGTAATAATATAATAGGAATATTAGATATAATAGATAGTGATGGCAATAAATGGAATGAGGTAGATTATTTAGGTCAAGAAATGATTTATGATAATATTAAAAATACAAACCCAAATGATCCAAATAATATAGAAGATGCTGGAGATGTTCCTTTTTTATTACAATTGAAAAAAGTACAAAGACGTTTTGCTACAAGGTTTACCTCACCAAACACACTTCAAATTCAATTTGGAGCAGGAAACCCAGCTGATACAGATGAACTAATAACACCAAATCAAAATAATGTAGGTATAGGTTTACCATTTGAACAAGATAAACTTACAACAGCATATTCACCAACTAATTTTTTATTTACAAAAACTTATGGTATAGCTCCAACTGATACTACTTTAACAGTTAGATATTTAACTGGGGGAGGAGTAGGTGCTAATGTACCTGCTGGAGACTTAAAATCACTATCAGAAAATACAATTAAATTCAATCAACCTAATTTAAACCAAACAACAGCAGGTACTATTTTTTCATCAGTAGCGGTTACAAATCCTGAAGCGGCAGATGGAGGCCAATCAGGAGATACAAAAGAAGATATTAGACAAAATACATTAATGCAAATAGCTACACAACAAAGAACAGTTACATTAGATGATTATATGGCTAGAACATTAAGTATGCCTTCTAAATTTGGAACTATATCTAAAGTATATATTGAAAAACCACAATTAACAGATAATCAAGTTTCAACAATTGAAACTCTAAATTTATTTGCTTTATCAAAAAATAGCAGAGGACATTTAACAACACCCTCTACAGCTTTAAAGAATAACATTAGAACTTATTTATCACAATATAGAATGATTGGTGATAATATTGAAATAAGAAATGGTTTTATTATTAATATAGCTATAGATTTTGAAATTATAGTTTTACCTAATTTTAATAATAGTGATGTTATATTAAAATGTATTGATTCATTAAAAGAATTTTTTAATATAGAAAATTGGCAAATGAATCAACCTATTTTATTAAGAGATTTATTTGTTAGATTAGATAGAGTTAGTGGAGTTCAAACAGTTAAAGATATTATTTTAACAAATAAGGCAGGAACAACTCAAGGGTATTCACCATATGCTTATGACATTTCATCAGCTACAACAAATTTAGTTATATACCCAAGTTTAGATCCTTGTATTTTTGAAGTTAAATACCCAAATAGAGATATTAAAGGTAGAGTAGTACCATTATAAAATTTAAAATTATGCCATTAGCACCAGTATTTTTAAGTCAATCATTAGGGAGAACTAGTTTAGATGTTAGTAATCCTCAACCTTCAGGTGGTCCAAATAATTTTCCAAATTATAATCACCAACATACTTATTCACCAACTAATACTTACCTAAATTCAAGTACACCAGGAGGTAATGGTTCTGGAGTTAATAGTTTACAATCAAGTGTTAATAGTGATTTTGGAATAAATAATATGACTTTAAAACCAAATAATGTTTTTAAAGATGGAACTAATTTAGATTTAGAAAATCCAGACCCATTAGGAGGACCAAACAGACATAATGCAGGTACACATAATATACCATCAGGATTTTACCAGACAACAACAACTCAAGGTCCATTAATGAGTCTTTCAGGCAGTATTATAAATAATATGTTACATCAATTTACACCTAATGGTACTAAATATGAAGATTCATTTACACCAGATCAATTACCAGATAATTCAACATTTTAATCATGGCAGTTTACAAATTATTTCCATATAAAGACGCAACATTATATTCATTATACCCTGATATGAATACAGGAATAGATCCTATAACATCTATTACAAACTTAAATATAGCTATTAATTCATCCCCTAGAGTATCTAGATTTTTAACTGAGTTTGTTCAAGAAGAAATTGAAGATGTTATTAATAATAAAATATCAGGCTCACAGTGGGATGTTGATTTTAGATCATTTATAGCTACAGCTGAGGGAATTGTAGAAGCTACTGATTTATCAGTTCATCCTTTAGCCCAACCTTGGTTTAATGGAACAGGAACTTATTTAGATGTACCTCAAACTACAGATGGATGTTCTTGGAATTCACCAGATTTTAAAGATTCAGGAGTTGTATGGTCTTCAAGTGGTACAGATAGTACTGATAACTATGTTACTAGTTCTTATAATTTAACTTATGCTAATGCCGGTGGTGGTGCTTGGTATTTAAGTGGTTCTGATGGAACTTTATATGCTGTAACTCAATCATTTGATACTAGATCAACAAAAGATTTAAAGATAAATGCTAAAACAGTAGTAGAAAAATGGTATAGTGGTTCATTTCAAAATAATGGTTTTATAACAAAATGGGAAGATAATGTTGAATTTAATCCAAATACTCAAATCCAACCAGTAATGCAATTTTATAGTGTTGATACTAATACTATATATCCACCACAATTAGAATTTAAGTGGGATGATTACTCAACAGTATTAACAGGCTCAGCTACATCTAGTATTGTAGAAACAACAAATTTAGCTACTTCATTAGCTGAAAATCCTGGATATTTTACACCTGAAAGTGTAAATAGATTTAGGTTTAATTTAGCACCTAAATACCCAAAACCAATTTGGACAACATCTTCACTATTTACTAAAGTTCATTATTTACCTACTTCTTCACAATATGCTGTAAAAGATTTGGATACTAATGAATTTATTATTAACTTCGATGACAATTACACAAAATTAAGTTCTGATGGTAAAGGGAATTATTTTGATTTGTATATGAATGGATTAGAACCAGAAAGATATTATAAAATATGTATTAAAACTAATATAAATGGTTCAACTCTAATATTAGATGATAATTATTATTTTAAAGTTGTAAATGCATTATAATGGATAAAAATATAAATTTAAATAAAGATGTTTTTAATAAAAGATCATATAAAAAAACTATTGATACTAAATTTAAACAATTAGGGGTTGTACCAATTCAAGAACAAATTGATGTTCAACCTACAGTACAAGAATTTTTTGATATGTATAATACTTTATTCTACCAAATCAATGAATTAGGCCCAACTAATTCCCATGAATTTTTAGTTAAAACTAGTCAAGAATATATAGGAGACACAATTAATGATGAATTAATAGAAGCTTTACAAGATGAAATAGCTAATTTAAGAAATGAATTATTACAAACTCAACAAAACTTTGCTAAAGAGCTAGCTGCACTACAAGAAGTAGGTGATATTGAAATCCCTGAAATAGTTATACCAGAAGAAACCCCATAAGATGGCTGAAGTAAATAGAATAGAACCAACATCATTTGAGACTCAGAATTATTTAAATAAAGATTCAAATTTAATTCAACAATTTGATATTGATACTTCTTTAGTTAATTCTAGTTATATAGAATTTTTTATATATAACAATAGTAAAAATATTATTCATAGAAATTATAATTACCGAGGTTATAAAACAACAACAACACAACAAGGTACAAATAATATTAATGCTTTAACTGTAGATCCTGAATTTGATATAACAGATGAAGGTTTTGAAAATGGAACATTTATAGCTTATTATAATTTTTTAACAAGAAGAATTGGTGATAATTTAAATAATCTTTTTATAAAAGAAATATCTTCAGATAGAAAAGAAATAAGATTAGACACTACAATTTTATCAAATTTAGAATTTACAATTCAAACTCAAACATTTGTAACTTTTAGAGATAATCAAGATTATTTTGTTGATTTTTATCTTAATTTTAGTGATAATGATTTAATTATAGCTAATAATATAAAACTAGAAGATGAAGGAACTGATAATCCTACAATACTAGTTAAATTATATGAACCTTTACCTTCAAATTATAATTTAAAAGATGAATTATGGGTTGTAACAACTTTAAATGAGCCTGAAGCTTTTAGAGTAACATACCCAGATGTGCCTATAGTAATTAATGATACTATTCAAATCCAAGGCCCAAATAATAATATTTCATTAAAAGATCAAATTAATAATTCATCTCAATTATTATCATATAATGATATAATAAGTGGAGCACCTTCAAGTTCAATAAATCAAATAGATAGTCTGTTAGAAGAATCTTCTATTAATATAAGTGTTGATTATACTAATTTTGATGATTTTATACATTTTAGTTCATTACAAACTAGACTAGAAAATTTTTATTATAAAATTCAATTAATAGAAAGCTACACATCAGAATCACAAGCATTAAATAATATAACTAGTTCTAATACAAGTATAACATTATTAGAATCTAAAAAGTCAGAAGTAATTAAAAACTTTGATAAATTTGAATATTTTATGTATTATGATAGTGGTTCAATTAATTCTTGGCCTAAATCCAATTTGGAACCACCATATATTTTATATCCATCAACTAGTTCACAAGTTTTAACCTGGTTTGGGACTGATGATGAATTTAGTTCTAATTATGGAGGACTAATTTTATCAGCATCAGATTTTGATAATGCCAACCCAAATGAGCTAAAAAAAGCAATACCAGAATATTTAAGAGAAAATCCTGATAATAAACAATATGATTTATTTGTTGATATGGTTGCTCAATATTATGATAATGTTTGGCTATATACAAAAGATGTTACTCAAAAATATAACGCAGATAATAGATTAGATTTTGGTGTTTCAAAAGATTTAGTATCTAAAGCTATAACTGATTTTGGGATTAAATTATATCAAAATAATTTTTCAAATCAAGATTTATACACAGCATTTTTAGGATTAACCCCTAGTGGTAGTTTATTCCCTTTCCCTGAGATAACAGGATCAAGACCAACTCCAACAGGAATGGAATTTGTAGATACATTAATCTCAGCTTCTAATGATATTATACCTTTAGATGATACTAATAAATCATTATATAAAAGAATATATCATAATATACCATATTTACTAAATTCAAAAGGAACTATAGCTGGATTACGAGCACTAATAACATCATATGGTATACCTGATACTATACTTAAAATATCTGAATTTGGTGGTAAAGATCAAGTGAATGCTAATGATTATGATTTATATTTTAATCATTTTAATTACTGTTTTAAAACTACAAATACTGAACAGAGTATAGCATCTTTTGGACTTGGATCAGGTGTGGGTGCTGGAGTATTACAAAATATAATTACAGATAGAAATTTCATATTTTCAGAATGGGAAGTTAATCCTAGTTGGTTTTCAAACAATGACAGACCTTCAACAATTCAATTTAGATTTAAATCTGAAGAGTTTCCACCTACAAGTTTATCACAATCTCTTTGGTCCATATCAGGTTCAACATCTTCAACAGCTGAATTACTTTTAGATTATACTGGTACTGGATTAGATAGTGGTTCATATAGAGGAGCGATAAAAGATCCAAATTTTGAATATGCTAACTTAAAATTTATTCCTGATAGTTCTTTACCTACAGTGTCATCAAGTATATCATTACCTTTTTATAATGGAGATTGGTGGTCAGTTATGATTACTACTGATCAAAATGGAGCTTATAATACATACGCAGGTAACAAAATATATAATGGTAATGATGGTACTTCTATAGGATTTTATTCATCATCATCAGTATTATCTACTACAGACTCAAATTGGATAGACGGAGAAATATCAATTTTTGCATCATCAAGTAAAAATTTCCCTAATTATAATCACTTCTCAGGATCATTACAAGAAATAAGATATTATAATACACAGATAAGTGAAAGTGTTTTTAAAGATTTTATAATGAATCCTTTATCTTTTGAGGGAAATAAAATTAATAGTTCTCCTGATCAATTAATATTTAGAGCCACTTTAGGTAGTGAATTAGATATATTTACATCACAATCTATCCATCCTAAAGTAACAGGTTCTTGGGAAATAACTCAATCCTTTGCTACTGGTATAACATTATTAAATACTAATCAAGGATCAGGAATTGGATCAGGTTTCACAAATCCAGGATCTGGAATTATAGGTAATAGTGATTATTATTATTATGTTACTCCACAATATTTTACAAATACTGAATATTTCTTTTTAGATCAACCTGCAGTTGGTATTAAAAATAGAGTTAATGATAAAATTAGATATGAAGATAATGTTTTACCTTCAGGTGATACATTATCAAAATATAGGAGAATATCTCAACAAACAGTAAATAGTGCATCATACACAGATAATATAAATTATCTAGAGGTAGCATTTTCACCCCAAAACCAAATTAACGATGATATTATAGGACAAATGGGTCATTTTAATGTTGGTGATTATATAGGAGACCCTAGAGATAGATTTACAGGAAATAATTATCCTGATTTAAATAATTTAAGTGAAGAATATTTTAAAAAATATATTAAAAATTATGATTTAGTAGATTTTGTTAGATTAATTAAATTTTTTGATAACTCATTATTTAAAATGATCAAAAACTTTATTCCTACTAGAACAAGTCTAGCATCAGGTTTAGTAATAAAACAACATTTATTAGAAAGAAACAAATACCCACAACCTCAAGTATCATATGATGATAAAATCCAATATACAGGTTCCATAGAAACTGCTTTTATATCTGGAGGTACTGGGGGAGTACTAGATGTATTCAATAGTACAACAACATCACCATCTGGATCTTTAGGTAATGGTCCTAATAATAGATTTGATTTAACTCAAAGTTTTGTAGAAACTTTTTTAAATTTAACAGGTTCATCATCTAAAACAAGTGACTCACAATATGAATTTTATGATGGTGAATTTAGTGGGTCTGTAATATTAGTTACAAATGGAGAATTAAATGCAGGATGTAATGATGTCAAAAACATTTCTACAGTAATTCCTTCTTATGGAATTAGATCTTATGCTTATAATGATTGGTTTATGATGGAAGGTAAGTTTTTAAGTGGTTTAAACAAACCACTTCCAGGATACATACAAACTTTATATGCAGATAATCCATTTACTAACGCACCATTATTTTCACCAACATACGCATCATTACCTCCATTATCACCAATAACAGGAGGATCAGGAGGTGGAGCTGGAAAACCAATCCCAGGTTCTGGAGCTGGCTCTGGATTTTCACCAATCTCAGGAGCAGGCTCAGGTCCTTATGGAGCTGTAGGCATTTTAGAAGTAGCGTTAGGTGGAGGTCCATCTAACTTATATGCAGGTACATTTGAAATATCACATTTTTCAGAAGCTAGTAGTTTTGGGGGAGGTCAAAATACAACAAATCCAGTTGGTCCAATTTCGTTTAATGTTTCTCAAGGAGAGATGGTTACTGTTACTTTTACAATTAATCTACCTAGTAGTGTTACCTCGGATCAATATGATATTTATATGAATTATACTAATATTGGAACTTTAAACAATAATGGGTATATGATAATAAATAATGTTACACCAGCATCTTCAGGTGCAGGTGGTGGTTCAGGTGTAACTCAAAATCCAATTCAAACCGGTGGATTTTCAGTAGGTCCAGCTTATACTACAAATTACAATAGTTCCAACCCAGGAAGTATTACAATTTTTTCAGATACAGTAGTTGAAATTTTAATATGGGGAGGATCTTAAAAATTAAAAATATTTATAATAAAAGTTATTAATGGCAGCTATAAAATATATAAAAATTTCAAAAATTGATGGTAATGGTTTAGATTTAACTTCAACACTTGAATCTTTAACAAAAATAATTTTACCTTTATCAACAGGAAGTCAAATATTTAATGTATTAACTTCTAATGAATATGCAGATTATTTTTTATTTGGGGTACAAGCTCCAAATAATGATGATATACCTACAGTAGATAAAGATTTAGTAGAAGAATATATATTCACAGGTTCAATGGATACATCAGCTTATACAGTCTCTCAAACATATCCTTACAACCCTGTTCGACCTGGTGTTATAATTCCTGTTGCAACTGTTGATGAAGATAATATGAATTTTGCTACTAGTGGTTCTTGGAGAGAGACATTCCAATCTCCATTTGAGCCAGTAAATAATCTTTATTACATTCCTACACTCCCCCAAAAGGATTTAACAGTTAAACTTCAAGGTACTTTAACTACAATAGCCTCTGTTAATCAACCAGTAGTAATACAAGTAAGAGCTTATAGACAAAATCAAGGATCAGTAAATGATAATTTAATAATTGAATATTCAACACAAGATACAGCTACAGGACCTATAAATTTACAAGGAACACTTCAAAAAGAATATTTGCGACCTGGTAGTTTTATAGCTGTTACAATTAATGGTGATGGTGGACAATCAGGTCTTCGTACAGTTCAATTTGGAGCTGGTACTAAATTATTAATAGGTTCAGCTATAGATACACCAAATCCAACATCATTAATAATAGAACCTTTTTTAACTTCAAAATTCAAAAATTCTAATTGTGATGTTTTACAAGGAGAAGTAGAAGGTGAAAGACCAAATCCATTTTTACAAGATGTAGATTACTCAACATCTCAAACAACACCAGTTAATGTTATATCTTTAATTAGTGGTAGTGCCACAAGAGCAACAGTACCAGAATCTTTTTATACACAATTAACATCAATTACACCAAGATATTTAGGAACAAAAAACCAATCAGAGAAAATTAATGTTTGGAATTCTTCATCATTTAACATAGGAAATTATGGTAATACAAGTCCTATAGAAATGGATAGTATTAATATATTTGAATTTGCTTGGGGTGGTGGAACAACTCCTGAAATTTTAGGTTGGGGTGGTATGAAAATGAGTAATATACTTCAAGTTAATACTACCTCATCAGTTAGAGTTATTAACAAAACATCAGGAATAGAAGAAAAACTATATGATGATTATCGTTTTGAAACCATTTCACAACCTAGTATGTTCTCTTATAGAGCTTCATCAGATCCATTAGACCCTGTACCTACTATTAGAACAATTCCTCAAAATAATCCAAGCTTACCTTTATATGTTTGGCAAGTATCACAATCTAGAGGTGAATTTTATACCACTTTAAATAATGTAGTTCCTATAAATACTAAAATACAAATTGGATCATATGGTATAAACCAAGCTGATAATCCAATAATACCTCCATCTACTAAAATAGCAGCATTAGGTTTTGCAGCACCAGGTAAAAGTAGTTATATATTTACATCATCATATGATGATGGTATTGTGACTGGAGATAACCCAACTGCATCTAACCCCTTAGTTAAATTTATATCAGGTTCTTATGGAGTTATTAAATCAAACCAACCACATTTAATGATTTTAAATTGGAATAATGATATAAGTAAAGTAAAGAAAAACCAAGATGGATATTATCAAGCAGGAACTACAACAAAACTCACAACCACAAAAGTTATAAATAATATAAATGCAGGTTTAACAAATGGAGATAGGTGGTTTGTCACTATATACAGAGAATTAAACAGTGCGGGTTCAACAGGTACTTTAGAAGATGCTTTAACAAAAGGTGAAAATTTAGTACCTTTTAATTATGGGTATGATCAAAAAGATGAAAATGGTAATTATCCATATCCTTTAGCTAGTAGAGGAGTATATGAACTTGTAGGCACAGACCCAAGTTTTAATTCAGCTTATGATATGAATCCTGTATTTTTTATACTTCACCCACCAATAAAATTTGGAATAGAATCTGGTTCTTCAGGTCAATCTATTAATCAAATAAATATAGGAGATTCATTATCAACAGAAAATAACCAATATCCAAATTCTCCAACTAATGGTCTTGGAATGTTATTATGGAAAGCTGTTGGTAAGGGTCAATTAACTGGAGAAGACTATGTACTTATACAAGACCCAATAGGGGGAGTAGGTCAGGGATATTTCACAACTGAATTTATAACTGAAGAAATCCAAAATAACATTGAAAAAATAACAAAAGAATTTGGTTCAAACAAAACTTAAAATACAGTTTGGAGTAAAAACAAATAATACATATATTTATAACATATAATTAAACAAAAATGGGATATTTAAATAATCAAGTTGTAACAGTTGATGCTATCTTAACTAAAAAAGGTAGAGAGTTGTTAGCACAAAACAATGGTTCATTCAGAATCACACAATTTTCCTTAGCAGATGATGAAATAGATTATACTTTGTATAATCCAAATAATGCCTCAGGTTCCGCTTTTTATGGAGAAGCCTTAGAAAACATGCCTTTATTAGAGGCGTTTCCAGATGAGAATCAAATAATGAAATACAAATTAGCTACTTTACCAAGAGGTACAGCTGTTTTACCAGTTATAGATTTAGGATTTCCTTCTATATCTTTAGCTCAAGGTTCACCATTAACAATAGAACCATCAACATTAAATTATTTAGGGAATGCTCAGGCCTTTGAAACATCAGGATATTCAGCAACTATAGGAGATGTAAGAACTATGGCTACATTTACAGGAGTAGGAATTCAAAGTCAAGCAGCCACAAATCAAAATACATCCTCAACAACAACATTAGGTACAAATGTATCCTCAACAGTTATAGGAACTCAAATTAATTTAAGAGCTACAACTGTAAATACTTTATTTGGAAGTAATTCTATATTACAAACAACATTAACAGTGGTAGGGTTAGACAGCGGAGCTAGATTAACAATACCTGTCACAATAACACAAACTACTTTATAAAAATATTAAAAATGGGATTTAAAAGTTTAGATGCTCAAGATTTTGTTGTAAGTGCTGATTCAGTACAATCGACAGCATGGTCAACAGATGTGCCAACTCTAACACAGTTTTTTACATCATCAGTTCAAGCTGGTGGCAGTTCAGGAAATTATTATTTAAGTGTATATCAATCAGATCCAGAAACAGATTCTAATGCTGCTGTACAATTTGACATAGCTTATGGACATTGTTTAGGATATGGAAGTACATATTATAATCAATTATATCCAAATTTATCACCATCCTCAACAATTTATGGTCAATATAGAACTATGATTTTAGAAGATGAAAATTCTAAATTTATATATGGAGGAGGTAATAATTCACACACCCCGGATGATTTTTATGTTTTATCAATTGAAAGATCAAGATATAAAGAAAAACTATTTCCATCTACTTTTAATTTAAGGTTAAATGGACCCTTAGGTACAATTCAATTAACAAATGATTCAAGATCTACTCAAACTTCAACTTTTATAGGATCAACAAGAGTATACCAAGTTATATCAGGTTCAAATGGAACACCTTATAACTCTTCTGGTTATGTACCAGGTTCTGGCTCATTTGGTTTATTCTTTCCTGAAATTGGAACTATTTTACTTAACCCAGATGCTTTAAGTGCTGCTACTAGTTACTTTACTAATAGAAATTATCCTATATCTAATCAACTCAATACTGATAATATGTTTGAAAGTATTGAAGATGGAGCTTTATTCACATTAAATGCTGAAGAAACTATAACATCAGATTATGTTTTTATTAGAGCGAGAAACTCAGAGTTTAATTATTCAACAAATCCATCATTTATATCAGGATCAACTGGAGAGTTAGTATACTCAGAATTTATAAACAATCCTCAAGTATATTTAACAACAGTTGGAATGTATAATGATGCAAATGAATTAGTAGCAGTAGCCAAACTTTCAAAACCATTATTAAAAGATTTTACTAAGGAAGCTTTAGTAAGAGTTAAATTAGATTTTTAGGATGAATGAGTGCTTTCAAGTCATTAACCACATCAGACATTGTTGTAACTCCATTACAAGTAAATAAAACTTTTACTTTTAAAGGGAGAAATGAACTTATTGACCCTAATGTTGGAATAGATAGATTTAAAGGTAAAAATACCCCATACATATCAGGTTCTGATCTAACAGGGTATATTAAAAAGTATTCTAAGCCTTTAATATACGAATCAGCAAAACAATTATATTATTCAAATTATTTAAGAGGAGTAAATGGTTCACCTGCTTTCACATCATCAATTGGTATAGATGGTGTTAGAAGAGGACAAGGGGGTGATGGAACCCAACCTGCTTATGTTAACTATTTAGATAATACTTTAGAAGCTGATAGAGAATTTCCAACAGGATCTGGTGGTTATATAGGAGTTATTTCTATACCATCAAATTTATATGGTGAAAGAATTAGACCTGGAACTTTTTCTTTTGAAACTACAGGTTCAACAAAAAATAAAATAACAGATGATGGTGAAGGAAGATTATTTAATAATGGAATTAAAGTAGG